GCTTCCTTGATATCAGAAACCTTTGATCTTAGAGCAGCTTCAAAAATGGTCTTGGCTTTTTCTCTAAACTCTTCGGAGAGTTCTTCGCCACCAAGCAGAGCATTAACATCTTCTTCGATGTCATACTCTTCCTTCATTTCCTCTTCGTCTTCTTCGTCTTCGTCCTCTTCTTCCTTCTTGCCTTTCTTCTTGCCGCCCTCTTCCTCTTCCTCTTCCTCTTCCTTAGCAGCTTCGGAAACTACTTCTTCAGAATCCTCATCAATCTCTTCTTCAATCAGATCCTCATCATCGAGTTCCTCTTCTTCCTTCATACCCTTCATAGGATCGGCAGCCTTAGCACCTTTGTTTACAACATCCTTAACTTGCTTAAGGGTTGCTCCAGGTGTTTTCAGTTTTGCTGAATCATCGTCTGACTTGTAGTTTTGGGGTGTTGGTCCACCCAGATCTTCCCAACCACCAGTTTGACCAGCAACTGCACCACCAGCTAATTTGGGCATAGCGTCTCCCGCCTTTGCATTTGCATTAACAGCGGTTTTGGATTGCTTAGTGCCTACTTCCATTTCTTGTAAATCTCCACGAGACATTTGAACTCTCCGATTAACCTAAGTAATTTAATCTATATTTATTTATAAATTAAGAAATTACAATGAATTTAAAAACTCATTGAATAGCGATAATTTATATTCTTCGAGAATACCCTCATCAACGAGAGTATTTATCCTACGTTTAGTGTTTTCTGCAACTCTTTCTCTCAACATGCCACCATCCCATACCCATTCTTTGCCTTCCATGATTCCATGAACAAAAGCATCAGGTGCAGATGGATCGGCAACAATATCAGCAGCAGTTGCAAGCATAAAGTCTTCACCAACTTCATTGTATCCTTCCTTTGTTGGTTTCACTGAACCAATACCACGAGAAGAAACACCGAGAGTTACTCCTTCTTTGAGAAGTGACTCGGCAATCTTGCCCATTGGAGTAGAAAGAATTTGTGCCTTACCAATAAAATTATTTCCTTCGCGATGAAGTGAAACAATCTTATGGGAAACACGATCAAGGTTTACAGTTGGACCATCTGGATGTCCGAGTTCTCCCAGAGCACGACCCTTATCAACATATTGCTCAGTATATCTTTTGACTTCTCTTTCCATTACTGGAAGACGATATACTCTGTTATTGCGGTTTGGTTGCTCTGTTTGAAGGAAAGGTCCTTGAATATACAGAGTCTTCTTACCGTTGACTGTTTCGGTAAGAACTTCTACTGATTCAATTTCTTCGGTGATTAGTTTCATCATGCTTGATTGGTAATTTGTACTTGTTGATAGAATAATACTCCACCACCACCATTTCCATAAACAGAAACTTTATTTGAAGCAGTAACTGACGCATCTGTTGCAGAAAATGCAGTTACAATACCGCTTGAATTATAATCAACGATCATTCTTGTTTGGTAATACCCAGCAACACCTGAAGTAGTATTAACAGAAATTACTCTTTGATGAGTAAAGTTATAATATGACTGGGATGATGAAGAAAGAGTTACATAATCACCAACTCCAAATGGAACTTGAGTTCCCTCTGGAACAGTAACAATCGTTGTTGTTCCAGTTGTAATTCCAACAACTCTATTGGATGCCTTTGTTAAAGCAATTGTTGTGGGAGTGTTGGCAGGAATATAATAATCAGTAGAAGTTGCTGATGGTGTTGAACCAACAGAAATAAATGCTGGATTGGTTACAGCAATCACTCTCAAAGTATCAGATTGAACTGAAAATGCTGATGAAGTTGTTGCAGTTCCTGCTGTAAATGCAAATGAGGCACCTGCCCCAACTGGTCTATGCGTCATTACCCTTATAATTACATTTATTAGTTATTTATAAATCTCTATTACCTACTAACTTCTTCCCAGTCCATAGAGGCATGAATATCAGAATTCATACTTGCAGAACATACCAATGTAAGTTCATAAGGAGTTCCAGTTAATCCATCTCTTTCCAACTGGAATTTAAAAAGTGCTTCTTTAAGAATATCCACAGGAACAGAACTTTGTTGAGTTGAGTTGAAATATCCACTTGCCAAAACTCTTCCACCAGTAACTGTTCCGCCATCAATCTTGTATTCAACAGCACTATCGGCACCAGCACTTACCCAAATTCCTCCAGTTGTAGTAGCACTTGCCCTCACTTGCCAATTATAAATTCCATTATTTGTAATACCAAGCATTGAAATTGCTGTTAAAATTGCAATAGAATCTAAACGATTTGGAGATGACTTAAGACGAATTGAAACGACTGGATAATAAGTTCCAGCAGGTAATGGTAAATTAACTGGAGATGTAATTGCAGTTCCAACTGCTTGTTGCAATCCACGAAGTTCGTAACCACCTTCTGAAATTACAGAAGAACAAACTTGTTTTATCGTGCTAATGCCAGTCGTTGATATGCCAGTATTAAAGAGTTCATAACGAAGTGGCAATGAAGCTGTTGTAATATAAGTTGAAGGAATTAAATTTGCATGATGAAACGAATGGCAGTGAATAAACTGACCGTCAATTACAAATCCAACTCTGACTGTTCCAACACCTAACCATTCAATATCCATCCACAAAATCTGTGCCTTTGATGCATCTAATGTATATCCAGAAGGACCAGTTCCATCCATCTTATCGTATAACCACTGTGATTGTGGAGTTCTGGTTTCAGACATCATTCCACTTACAATACTTCTTTCAACAAAGTTCAAAGTGGTTCCTTGTGCTTCAAAGTATATTCCATTATCTGCACCATAATACCCAACTCTTTGAGTTAAGTGTGCTTTTGGTTGATTCATTACAACGGTATTTAATACTTCTAATGACTTGCCTGGTTGATATGAAAATACTTTTGTGGTCTCTCTAATTGCAGAACATCCCGCAGTTGTTCCAACTGAAATATTGACTAAACCTTGTGTTGTTACGAATCCGACAGTTGAACCAGTTCCTACAATTAAACTTGTCCAAAGATTATTATCTCTATATCTGTGAGAAGAATCAAAAAGTGTAAGTGGTGATGAAATTCTTAAACGACCAAATGCATCGTGTTGGTCTAAACTTGGTTGATATAAATGAGACATTAAACTACCCTCCAACCGTTTCTATAAACAAAAGTAAGTGAACCAAAATTATATGCAAGAATTGCTCTGTTCCGTCCGTCAATTTTATCTGAACCTGATGGAAGGATTGTTATATATCTATTCGTTCCTTTTGATGCCTCTCCAAGCTCATCTTTTACTATGTAAGTCGTCCCTTCAACTACTCCAGTTGGAAGAGTGATTGTAACTGCTCCTGCATAATTAACTCCTATGTAGTAATCATTTTCAGTAATTGTATATGATGATGAAGTTACATAAGTTGTGCTGATTATAAAGGGAGCTGAACCTGCATATGCACCAATCCATTTTTCCGATGGTGTGTCGTATCTTAGAAATTTGTGATCTGATTTAACTGAATCTCTATTTACATCATCCAAGAACTCAAGACGAGTTTCACCACCTCCACCTAATGTGGAGAGTTGTTGTTGAATGCGATTTATGAAAAGTTTATAGTGATTTTGAAGATCTTCAAGTGTTGCAAAGTTTTGATCCAAGGGAGTTAATGGATCTTTTTGTACCTTTATATTGGATGGTTCTGCAAGAAGACCTAAAGATTTTTCAATCAATGTTGGTTCTTCTTTTTGTTCTTCTATTACATTATCTACAATTTCTTGAACTTCTTCAATAACATCCTCTACAATTTCTTGAACTTCTTTTATTGGTTGTTTCTTTACTTCGTCGGAATACAACCAATTTTCAAAAGCAGCAAGAGTTTTTTCTTCTTTTTTCTTCTTTTCTTTCTCCTTCTTTTTTAGAGAAGATACTTCTTCAACAACAAAATCTATACCCAAATCTCCCACAAGAGATTTGAATTCATCATCTTGCTTCTTTTTTTCCTCTGCTATCAATTTGAAGAAGTCTGATAGACCTGTCATTCAATATCACTCTTCTTCTTGATCAGTCAATTCACCAAAAAGTGAGTTAGCTACTGAAGGACGAAAGGAATCAATTCTCTCTGCAGATTTTGCAAAGAGAATTTCTTTAATTTTATCGCTAATCTGCGAAGGAGACTCATCAGTAGTAATCATATCCAGAAGATCATCCATTTTAATACCTAAGTAAATTTTTCTTTATTTATATCTCACCACCCTTAGGTAGTTTGACTGCCTTTGTATTCATCTCAACCGCCTTGCCGTCTGCCACGGTTGCAGCACCCTGAGCATCAATATTTGGTTCCATTACTGGTTTGCCAAGATCCATACCTGCCGCTGGAGAATTTGGATCAATTGGCATACCAGTCATTGGATCAATTGGTGCATTTGGATCTGGAATAATACCATCTTCAATTTCTTGTTTGATGAGAAGATCCTGTTCCTTGATCTCAATATCAGTCTGACGCAGAATTTTACGTCTTACATAATCCTGAGAGTAATACTTACCAATATATGGTTCTGCAACTTGTACCATATTCAATCTTTCATTCAACAGTTCTGCATCTTTAAGTTCAGCAAAGTGATTGTCATATAAGAAGTCATATTGAATGTGCTCTTGCATCACATCCCAATCTTCTGGGGTTACGATATTTTTGAGAATTAATTGAGTTCTCAGCATATCCGAAAACATTGCAGAAAATCTCTTTCTCAAACGAGCAACAAATTTGCTGAACTTAACTTCGTCGCGGAGAATTTCTGAAGATCTTCCAAGATTAAAACCACCTTCTCCATCCATTCTTGATGATGGAACATTCAATGAACGGAAGAGTTTTTTCTTGAAATACTCAATATCGGTAATTTCTCCAAGGTTTTGACCACCAGGAAGTGTAGAAATTTCAGTTCCTCTACCACCTTCTCTGCGTGGAAGCCAGAAATCCTCAAGCATTGCCATGAATTTCTTATCATCACGGATTTCTCCAGTGCTTGCATCATATACAAGCTTGTTACGATAACGCATCATAACATCACGAAGATATTGCTCTGCCTTAACTTTTGGTAGATTGCCAACATCAATATAGAAAATACGACGTTCTGGTGCTCTTGACAAACGATAGATTACCAGTGAATCCTCAATCATTCTAAGTTGATTGAGTGATTTGATTGCCTTATGTAGATATGAAAGAGTTGATCCCTTATTTCTATCTACAAGACCTGAAGTGCAATATGTAATGGAATCTTTAGTCATTTTGATTCCCTGAGAACTGCCCATTGATGATGGGTTTCCAGTTGGGAATGTTGTTTTTGGACTATAGATGAAATATTCTTCAATCTCAGGAAACTCAAAATCCATTGGATTGTCAGCTTTTGCACTTGCCAATCTATATTTGTCGCCTTCCTTTTTCTTCTGTTGGCGAACATAACGCATTTTCATTGCGTCAATATATCTCAGTTCCTGAATTCCCGCCTCAGGATTCTTAAGATCAATTATTTTATGGTAATATAGTCTTCCGTCAATATACCAATTTCTATAAATTTCGTGAGATTTTTTATCAAAATCAAGAAGTTCTAAGATATATTTAAATTCTTTTCTGATTTTGTCCTTAATGCCGTCACTTGCATTTAAGTTTGATAATTCAATTTCTACTGGAGTATCGTTTGTATCTGAAACAATAGCTTCATTTACAATATCTTCAATAGCACTGTCACACTCTGGGTGAAGCGCCATTTCACGATATCTCTTAATGAGATCAAATTCGGTTCTGTATACACCTTCAATATCTACATATGATCCAAAAAAACCACTGCTAAGGTAGTGATCTACAGAATCCTCATTATTGGGAGGAACTGGAGAAACAGCACTCTTAGACAGTGGTTCTTGCTGGTTATCATCAATGGAGAAACCAAATAATCTCGCCATAATTTATTTTTTGCCTTATTACTTAGACTATTTATTAACCTTTCGCAGCAGTGGTTGTAGAAACCACTTCATAAGATTGAACTTGGAATTCTACGGTAAACTCCTCAATAGTATCTGAAGTATCATATGAGAGATCAATTTGTGAGATATTTGTTGGGAAAATATCTTTGAACTTATAAACCTTCAGAATTGAACTATCACCACCTTGGTTATTCTTGCTGCTTGCTTGAGAACCTCTACCCAGTTGATAAACTGTAGCATCGGTCATGTAAGCACCAGGATCTGTAGCACCAAGATTGTTATCCAATTTGGAGATTCCTTCCATCCATGCTTCAAAAGCATTTCTCAGTCTGAAATCTTCATCGTTGATGATGGTTACAGTCCAAGTATCAAATGTTCTGTCTCCAGCAACCTTGAAGATTCTTCCTCTGAATGGAACATCAATAGCAGCAACGTTTGATGCTGGAAGTGCAGCAGCTTTGCACATGTAGGAGAATTTGCTGGAATCCCAACCAGCATTTTGTGCAGCTGCAGGAAGAGTTGTTAACTCAACCTCAAAAAGGTTGGGGCGAGCGCCGCCGCCCACCAGTGCTGATTTGAATTGTGAGATTGTTTTTAATCTAGCCACGATTAGTTACCTCCTTTGAGTTATTTATTGATAATCATCAAACAGTACCAGCCACTTCTTCAAAACTTACTCCAGTTCTGGTAGCAACAAATGTCAGGGTTACATAATTGATAGATTTCGCTGGTTTCAGATAAATATCAGCTCTAAATTCATTATTATCAATAACATCAGGAGTATTGTTTGTGGTATCACAAACAACCAGGAACCCATAAAGACCTCTCTTCGCTTGAATGTCGCGGAGATATGGTTCAACAATGTTTCTAAAGTTTGCTCTTGTCAGTTCGTCGTTTAATTCAAACAGTTGAGCTTGTGCTGCTCTTTGGAGTGCCTGCTCAATTGTGAGGAAGAGACGGCGAACATTGATTCTATCAAATGCCGAAGCATATCCAAGAGCGGTTTTGTCACCAAATAGGATAGTTCCAATACCTGGTTGAGTTACAATAGCGTTAACTCTTTGTGGATAAAGTTGATCTCTTTGAGCCTTGCTTGGGTTATATGCAAGTTTGATGGCATTATTAATGACACCACGTTGCTGACCAGCAGGAGAGAACCATGGATATGCAACAATATTTGTGCGGCACATCAGACCCGCAACGTCACCATTACATGGGATGTATACGAATCTTCCATTAAATCTGTCGTAGGTATACTTGTATCCACTATCAAATACAGCATAAGATGATGAGTTTAGTGAACTAAAGTATTTGACCAGATTATTTGTTTGAGTTGTTGTATTTGTAAGTCCAACAACATTTGCTCTGTGAGGTCCAATTGCAGCTACACAATCCTTTCTATTTTCTGCAAGAGAAATTAGATATTGTGCTTTAGCTTGAGAATCAGACTCACCTTCTAAACCAGGACCCATGATCAGGTAATCTACCTGAATTTCATCCTTGTTTGAGAACAGACCGTATGAGTTTGAAAGGTCACCGAGGGTTGCCTTCATTCCGCCATTAGCAGAATAATCTACACCACCATAAAGTGTATATGTCTTATTACCGATTGCACTAAAGGTAACGTCTTGAGCTGCTTGACCCCAGAGACCCTGAGCAGTTGTATACTTGGTAAATCCTGATGCAAATCCAGTTGCTTTGGGTGAAGTTCCCCAGAAAGTATCTGCAGAAGAAGATGGATTACCTGCGGCATAAATTTGTGCCGAGTAGTCAGCAAGATACTGCTGATACCAAATCTTCAGAGGAGAATTTACTGCGGAAACAGAATCAAGTGCCTTGGAAAGACCAATATGCTTCTCAATTATAGTTCCTTGATTTCCAGTAATTGTTCCGAGGTCATCAACAACTACAACGTGGATTCCATCGTTCTTACCATTTCTCTCAATAACATACTTGTTTGAGGTTGGCTTTGGAGCGATAGATTTCCAGTAAACTGTTGAGTTTGTTAACCCAAGAGTCTGGTTATCATACCAGTCACTGACTCCAGTAGAAGCAGTTGTTCCTGTTGTAATTCCAACGCTGTTTACAAATGAAAGTGTAGATCCAGAAGCAATTGAAGCAGTTGTAGAGCTTGATGCATAATCAATTTTTGTTTCTACGCCAGCAGAAGAAACTCTTGAAACAATCTTAACATCAATGCTGCTCGCACCATTTGAAGAATCAGTTGAAACTCCAGTGATGATTGCTTTGAGATATCCGTTAAAGTTTGATGTTGAACCAGTTCCAGCAATTACTGCGTTTGTGAGAGCAACAGTTACGCCGTTTCCAACTACAGCACCCAATGAA